TCACAGGAACATTAGGGCCATCATTGATCCCTTTAATTCCAGGCTCTGTGACTTTTACGATATACACTGGGTCTACATCTACATCAACCTTAGTACCGGACGGGACGATAACGGATAATAGTAGTGGTGGTCTTGTGGGTCCTCTATTAGATCCTGCTATGGCGAACTACATCAACTATGCGACTGGTGAGTGGGTGATGAACTTTCTGTCAGCTCCTACGATGGGATGGCAGATGAACTTCTCTGGGTGTGTTTATGGAAATGTGTTTACTGGGAACTTTTCTAACTTCTTTGTGGTAACGAGTGGGCAAGAGAACTTGGGAGCTAACTCCACTGCTAACGCTACGTTTATCACTAATGGGGTGGACTCTGTCAGGTATTATGATGGGATGTGTCTTAAGTTCTTGAACACGAATCTGTCCTCCAAACCCAACACAATAGCCCCGTACGATATAGGTAAGTGTCTTCATGTTCTATTGTACAGGGAAAGATTGTTATTGATCGCTCCTACAGTGTTCAACACGCCTGCTTTTAACGCTATTTACTGGTCTGTAGCTCAAGATCCCTATGATTTTACCAACGATGAGCAGCTGTTTGCATCAACTTCCGAGAACATAAAGACATTCGGGGTTATTAACACTGACCTTGTAGTGCGTTTTTCCAACAGTGAGCGTGTGTTTAGGTATACAGGGGATGCGTTCTCGCCTTTTAGATGGGATCCTACGAACGTTATATGGCGATGTGATGCGTCCTACTCTGCTATTAACTATGATAAATGGTTTTCTAGTGTAGGGAAGCCTGCGATAGTGGGATCTGATGGTGTCAATGTTAAGCGAGCGGACGAGATCATACCGGACTTTACACTGAATTTAAGAATAAGCGAACAACAACCTGTATTATCGATAGATCAGGAAAGCATAGGGCAGTGTTACGGGGAGAGATTTGACGACTTTAAGGAAGGGTGGCTATGTTACAGATCATACGATCCACTTTCTGATACAGGTGTTAAGCCGAGCAACAGTGTATTATCGTTTAGTTACTTGTACAATACCTACACGGTGTATACTTTCCCGTTCAGCTGCTTAGGGTTTGGTAGGATAATAGCGGATGATGTATGGGGTAACAACTTTGACGAGTGGCAGGAGGCAGACTACACGTGGGACACATACACACAGACGGATAATGCATTAATAGACTTAGCAGGAGATCAAAATGGCATCGTTTATAAGTTGGGCACGGCAAACAGTATCACGGATATGGACGGCAATGAGATCCCATGTCTGTTTGAAGCGATTACGAAGGACTTTAACCCGTTTGTGGAGCAAGGAGAGTTAGCGAGACTTGGGTACGTAGACTTCCTGTTAAGTTCCAATGACAATACAACGTTTAGGGTACAATTTTACATAGATAACAAGATGGACACTCAATATAACACGTACTATCAAGAGACGACGTTACAATTGCCAGGGAACGGACAGTCTAAGATATGGAAAAGAATCTATGTTGGCGCTGTAGGTAAAGAACACACTATGAGGATATACCAAAACGCAGCCGACTTTGTTGACGTGAGCCAGAACCAGCCTTTAAGGATCCATGCGATCGTGCCCTATTTCAAAGCAGCAGGCAGGATTTTCAACTGATGAGCAAGCTACAACCCAACTTTAGCTGGCAGAAGTACGAAGGAACCGAGGAAACGCAGAAGGAGCAGTTCCAATACCAACTTCAGAGCCAACATATCCTGGTTTCGAACTCTATTAACGCCACTATAGACGACGAGAGTTTTTTCACTAGGGAGCGACAGACATCTTTTACATGGGTGAATAACAAGCCTATATGGACGAAGAGTTTGCCTACTTCAGCATGGACGATGGTTGGGACAGTAAACACGATTCCTTTAGGTATTACGGGCAACTTCACTGTTATAGACATGGTATGTTGTTTAAGTAATGGAAGCTTGTCTAGCAGTGATACTATCTTGTTGCCTCATATTGATGTTACTGCAGCAGCTAACGATGTATCCATAGTGAGGAACGGGACGAACATAGTGATAACGACGGGTGGCACTGACTACTCGGCATTTTCGGGGTATGTGAGTGTTTACTACATTAAGAACTAGTGGGTTATTGATGATATTTTTGTTGATGGTATTGTTTTATTTAAGCGTGGTAGTCATGTGTGAGTTTAACGAAGTAGAGTAGAGGTGATATGAAGCTTAATTTAGCGGGAGGTCTTGCGGGGGGAGCGTCTGGAGCTGCAACAGGATCGATGTTTGGACCATGGGGTACGGCTATTGGTGGTCTAGGGGGAGCGGCTCTTGGGTTATTTAGTGGAGGAGGGAAGAAAAAAGAAAAAGAAGGAAAGCTCCAGCAGTTGCCCTTATTATCCAAGTCTCAGCAAGAGATGTTAGCCTTGATCAAAGAGGGAGTCGTTAGCGGTCAAGGTCCTTTTGGTGAGCTATATGGTAAGTTCAACCCTGAAGCATTTGACAAGGGCGTATCACAGCCTGCGTTAAAGAACTTCCAAGAGAACATCCTACCACAGCTACAGGAGAAGTTTATTGGGGGTAACCAGTTGTTAGGGTCGGGTTTTAGGCGTGGAGCGTTGAAAGCAGGGACGGACCTACAGTCTGAGTTAGCGAAGTTAATGTACCAAGCACAAGAAGGGCAGAAGCAGAACCAACTATCTGGGGTTAATTCTCTGTTAGGGGCTAGGGAGTTTGAGAACCTATACGAGAAGCCACAGAAAAGCCCTACATCGAGCTTTCTACAAGGGGCCGCTGGGGCACTAGGGCAATCAACACCTGACATCTTGAAGACGCTTATAAGCAGCTTCTCTACGGGATCTTCACCAGCAGCTCCAACACAGGCAGGGTAACATGGTAACAGTCATAGAGCCGAACAATGAATGGGCCGATGTTTTTGGTGAGTTTGGGAAAGGTCTATCTAAGGGATACCAGAACGAAATAGATCAGAGGTCCATACAGAACGCTGTGTCCAACCTCCCTGAGAATGCGACCCCACGACAGATATTGGATGCTATGTTGAACGTTAAGACATACAACCCGGAAGTAAAACAGAATTCTATCAAGAACTACATGGGAGTGGCAGAATACGAGGACGCTTTAAAACAGAAACAAGAATATCAAAAGCTACAACAACAACAATTCGAAGAGGCTACAAGAAAGGCAAAAGCGCAAGAAGACATAGCACGTGAGAAGATAAAGGTCTCGGACAAAACGCAATCACAAGTTGAAGATGATGTACTGAGAAAAGCCCTAAAAGCAGATGGGATGCCTGACTACCAGATTGACCAATACTTAAGAGAGACACCAGGAGTACGTCAAAGAATCATAGCAGAACACAACGAGCTAAAATCTAGGGGTATTAGGCAACCTTTATCGCAGACAACTCAACCAGCGCAAGAAGCTATCGAAAAGAAACCTGTGGAAGAGATCGTAGTTGAGCAGCCTATAGAGGAAGTAGTTCAAGAGCCTGTAAGACAAGAAATTAAGGGAATCCCAAAAGTTGAAATCGAACCTGTTAAAGAAAAAGAATGGCCTACAATTGCTACTCCATCGAACATAACTCCCAAAGAACAAGAGAGATGGAGAGATAAGAATCAGACAACCAACACAAAAGAGTTAAAAGAGTTAAGAGAAAAGGGATCCTCTCACAAAAAAGAACTAGCGTCATACGGGATACTTAAGCAGCTTAACGACTCTAAAAAGCTTCCTAGTGGGTTATCTAGTCTTATATTGGACCCTACAACTGGAGATCCCTATCCTCTCGCTGCTATATTGGGACAAGTAAACACTGAGACGCAGCAATTTACGAAGACGCTTAACGATTTCTTGTCTGGGGCTAAGAATTACTTTGGTGGAAGGGTTACTAACTTTGATATCCAACAGTTTAAGTCAAGGTTGCCTGGTCTATTAAACACAGATAGTGGTAGACGTGTTATTATAGAACAGATGAAATTAATGACTGAGTTACAGAGTGTCGGAGAAAACGAGCTATACAACGCTATCAAACACTATGGAAGAGACGCTAGCCTTATAGATATCCAGAGAGTTGTAGACGAGAAGGTAGCATCAAGGGAAGAAGAGTTACTAAGGAAGATAAACAAGGTAACCCAAGCAGCTGAGTACTTAGACAAGCAAGTGAACGATCCCAGGTTAAAAGGGACAGTATTGATGGAGACGCCTGATGGGACTTTTAGGAATGTGAGAGAGATAGATGTGCAGAAAGCGATGAATAGAGGATATAAAAAATGGTAGACGACCCTATTATTGAAGAGTTTGACGACGAAGAGCCAATTGTTGAAGAATCTGAAGACGACGATAAAGAGATAGGGATAGACACTGCTAAATACTATGAGAATCAAGAAAAGAGAGGAGAACCAGGGTGGCTAG